GTATAGATAAAACCGTCACCTGCTGGGATAATATCATCAGCCGTAATGTAAAGTTCTAATCCATTGTACTTATCATAAGTGATAATATCACCATGACCAAAAGTTCTTTTGGAAATTTTAATTTTAAAGGTAGTACCATCAATACCTTTAGTTGTGTTTGCTGCTTCAATATCCGCTACTACGTAGGGAAGATCTTGAGCAATTGGAGTTTGCCATTTATACTCACCACGCGCATTGTCTACCATGATTGTGTTCTTTCCACCGAATGAAGCCATTTGATACAAAGGCATTTCTACCTTTTGGGTCATTGCCCAAAGATCAACTGGTCCCATATCCATAGGCTCTGCATTGCCGAGCATCTGAGTTAGGTGATAAGAATCTACATGAGAACTAGCTTTGTAGCTTGTATCTCTTAGGAAAATTCCATTATTTAATACTGGAGTTGCCATAATTTTTACTTGTTTTTGTTGTTAATAATTATTGTTTAGTTGTTGTTGTTTACGTTTTTTTAGAAGCTCTATTGATCTTTCTGTTAACTTTAGCAGTACTAACAGCTCTAACTTTAGTTTTACCAGACTTACTAACTGTTGTCTTTTTTGAACCCATAGTAGGTCTTGCAGCTTTACTAAAAGTTGTAGATGCACCACTCTTTTTTTTCTTAGTTACAGATGAAGTACCTCCATATACACCTTTTTTAGGTGTAGTTACAGTTGTAGTTGTACCTCTTTTATTAGTTGAGCTTTTTGTATCGTTACTTCTTTTTGAATCAGGAAAGACCCTCCCCCCATTTTGTTTTTTCTTTAATACTTTTTTCATTTTTTTATATATTTATTTATTAATTAAATTCTTTTAAAAATATTGTTGGTTCTTGGTAATTTCTTACCTGCTGGCTTTCTTCTCACTTCTTCATTGTTTTGCGATGTACCTAATGAAGCTGAACTAGTATTTGCAGAAGCAGTTTTTAATTTTCTTACTGTTGATTCAACACTTTTTTGAGCACCCTTATCCATTATTTTTGCTTTATATCCATCAGGATCTTGAAGTAACCATAATGCTTCAGAAATTAATGTGTAATTTGGTTCTACAAATTGATACTTTTCTAATAGGTGTCCTAACAAGTTTGTATTTTTACCACTAACTGATGGGTAACTTGGTTGTACTAAACCATTATATAACATGGCTTGTGTTTTTCTATCTACTTTAATGTCTCCTAAATTACCTTCTTTAAGAGTTTCATATACATTTGACATGTACTGCTTAGAAGCATTTTCTTGCTGCTTCCTTTTTAAATCTTGTTCTTGAAGTTTTTTAAGTACAATCTTTTCTTGCATCTTATCTAACTTAGGTTTAAACTTAGAAGCTTGTTTTTCTAATTTACCTAAATCTTTCCAAATTTCTATTTCTTCTTCAATTTCATCTGAAGTTCCATATCCTGTTGCACTTAAATATTCTTTTATAATTACCTCTTGATCTGATTCAGATTTAACATCAAGGGATTTAGTTTCTTCAACGCTACCCAAAGTGTTAAATAATCCTTTTAAATCTTGACCTCCATCTGCTACATATCTTGCAGCAACTTGCAATTCTTCTGGTAAACTTGCAAAAAATTGTTTGGGCGTTTCACGTCTTACTTGATTAGCTCTTTCTTCTAAATTTGCTTCAATTAGTTCTTCCCAATCTTTTCCTGTATAATCATCAAGTAATTTTCCATCATCAAATGGTACAATTTTATCAGATTTTATAAGTTTATCAAATACATCAGAAATTCCAGAAATAGATTTTCTACCTCTTGTTTCTTTCTTTTCAAAATCTTCATCAGATTCATCATCTAATGTATTTAAAATATTTTCTGCATTTTCTTTTTGCTCACCAACTAATTTATCAAGTGTTTCAGTTGATGCTGAATCAGAAGTGTCTTCTTGACTTTCTTCTTTAGTTTCTAATTTTGTATCTAAATTATCTACACCATCATCATCAACATCAGCAAATGTAAAATCTGCTTTTTTATTTAATCCTGATAAAATATTTGGTTTGCTTACAGATTCATTAGGCAATGTAATGTCACCAGCACTTGGTGTTCCATTAAAAATTTCATCTAGATTTACATCTACTGTTTCTACATTGCTGTTCACTATAGTTTCTTTTGTATTCATAATATTGTTGGTTTTAATATTTAATTTTACTCTCTATATATACAATATAATAAAAGTTTATATATCATACAAGATAATAAACTTATAATATTTGTTATCTATAAAAGTTTTTTGCAGTATATAGCTAACACAGATTATTTTTAATTAAACTTTTAAATATTTTAATTTTAATAATGCGCATTTGTTATTTTTTATCAGATTTTTTAGAGTTTTTAGTATCATATTGATTTTTATTTTCTCTTGCAATTTGCAAATCTTTATTTGCAACATCTCTTGTAGCTGCAATTTTTTCTCTTTCAATCTTGAGTCTTTCAGATTCCAAGGTTCCTTTCATTGCCATTTCATCACGCTTAAGATTTGTTTGTTCTTGGAATCTAGTAGTTTCTCTAATATCTTTCATTGCATCTTGATAATCTGATACTTGATTTTGATTAATATCTGATGCAGCACCAAAACCTGCAGATCTAATTTCAGCAATAGTAATGTTGTTTTGTCTATCCTTATCATTTTCTTGCATTTCAGATTGTAACTTCATTTGTTCTTCTTGTGCTTTAGCTTGAAGTTGCTGCTCTTGCATTTGACGTTGCTGCTGCATATCTTGAGCTCTTTGTGCTTCTACTCTAGCTTCAGAATCTTTTAATATGTCTGTTACTTCAGATATTGAATCTGCTTTAACAATATTACCAAGTTCATATATTGATGCTCCAGTAGTATTATTAGTCAATGCCATTTGTTTTAGTTGCTCAAGTATAGCCCTGTGATTAGTTTTAGTAGTTGCAAATACATTAAAATCTCTAAGTAATAGATCAGTACCATTTATAGTAAAATTAACCTTTTGAGCCTCTGTAGAGATGTAAGACAATCTAATGCTTGGATTAGTACTATTATAAAATTGTGCAAGGTCTGTTCTCATTTGATGAACTCTAGGCATTAAATGATCTGAGTGTTGCACAAAGTATATTTCTGTTTGAGCATACGATTGTTGCATTGCATTAACAACACCTGTTGCTGTTTGTGCAGATACTGCACCACCCAAACGTTGTGGATTAATACCAATAGAATCAAAACATTGTTGTTTAAAATGATTTGCTAATGATATTCTACCCATCAATCTACTAGTCTGCTCCATGTTTAGAGTTTGATAGTGATTAAAGTTAGTTGCATTTTCAGTATTAGTAATAGATGTATCAAGAGGTAGCATTTGAAAATCTTTCATTGCCACATATGCTTTTGCATAATTGTTTTTACCCCAATCTTCTCCCATAGAGTGACGTGGTAAAGCGTTTTGATCAAACATTATTACAGTTCCCAATTCATCTATAAGAATGTCTGCTATTTGATTATTAACCATGTTATACCCAACTTGGTAAGCTTTCATTAAATCTACTAGAGAAGTGGATCTAGTGTTTCTATCTGAGAATACTCTTCCTTCTACAGGTAACTTACATCCATATAAAGAATTATCCCCTTTGAATTGGAAAGGTAATCTTCCTGGTTTTTCTCTATTAATACCTAAGTATATAGGATTAACATTATCATCCATAGTTGTTTGCCACATAGCAGGAACATTGGGTCCTACTTTAACTCCACCCCATGTTTCATTAATCCATATCCATTCAATATGTTCACCTTGAAGCAATGTATCTTTAGATTTATTTTTAAATATTGATGTATCATAAACTGGTTTTTCTGTAACCTTAAAAGATTCATCAACTATTTCTTGAGTTACCTCACCATCAAATTCTATTTTAGTTAAATGACCAACCATTCTTTGAGTTTTCCAATAAATGGTAGATGCCCTCATTAAATTGCCATCACCCCATTGTTCTAAATCTTCACTTTGAGAAAGTATTTCAGTAAGTATGTCGCCACCACGTGCTGGATCAGCCATGTAATTACTAGCATATTGTCTATATGCTAATCCTGGAGCATTTGTATTCCACTCATGCGATCTAGTTGCATCATAATATGCACCATCATTTTGATAACCGTTAACTTGATATTGTGCAGAACGTGCCGGATATATTCTTTGTAAAGATGATAGTTGTCTTTCATCCATTAAATAACCATACTTGTCTACTACATCAGATACAGTCATCAAATCAACTTTACCTACATAATTAGAATCGGATATATATCTTTGGTCTGGAGACTTCTGATAAAAGGTTAATACAGGATTCCATAATTCTACATCATAGTCATCTTCCAACATGCGAAAATGCCAAAATTCTCTATCCGCAATAAGCATGTCACGAAATCCTCTTTCTTCAAGTTCTTGCATTTTAAACCTTTCTTCATCAACATTAAGTTGGTGAGTGGCCCATTCTTCAACACTGCTTCTATATGATTTACTAAAATAGTCTTCTATTTCAGGAAGAGTTTTTAAATTATCAGGTGATAGTTGTTGTTGTGCTTCTTCAGATGCTGGATCCATTCCAGCTTCAATCATTTTTTCAATTAAACTTCTTTCTGCGTCTGCCAATAATATATTTTCTATTTCACCTTTTTTTTGCTCCAACATTTCATTGTAAGACTTATCATCTACAGCTCTAAATTGTACTTTATTATAACGTTTAGTAAATTCACCACTTAATACATTAATTACATTTGGCACAATTGGATAAAACTTAAGTTCTAATGCAGAATCATTTTCCTTTGTTAAAACATCCATCATTTCTTTATAGTCATTGTCTTCTTCAACTATATAATCTGATTTATCAATAATACCTTTTGCTAACTTATAATTTTTTAAAAGTCTTCTAGCATTTGATCTTAAAAATTCTACACCTTGTAGTTCTAGCCAATCTAAATTCCATGCCGCCCAATCATCAGTTTTTTCTGAAGAAGGTATAAACTGTATTGGTTGTGTTAAACTTGAATACGTAGAGCCTTTTTCAGCTTTAGCACCATTCTTTAACTGCATTGCATTTAATACTCTCATACTGTATTTATTTAGTTATGTCTATTTATAATTTTTAAATCCTGATCTTCTGGGTCTATTACCACCAACCTTTCTAGAACCTCCAATATTTTTGAACGGACTATATCTTAATTTACCATTTTTTTCTGAATTTACCAAAGATTCACCTTCCGTTTCTCTTCTTTTTGTATAGCCTCTATTTGATTGTTGAATTTTTACAAATGCTACTAATGCACCAAATGCAACTAATCTATCCACATTTAAACCAGGATAATACGCTAACATTTCCTTTATTAACATTGGATCAGGAATTCTTTCTACACCTAAAGTTTGATTTGTTACTTCACCATTTACATCACTATCTTCATTTATAACTTCTCTTAAAAATTCAATAGCATATGATATCAAATGACTTTTAAATAATGTACCTGTGTTTTTCCAACCATATTCTTGGTATACTGTTTTATTAGACCCAAGATCTTTTAAGAATGCTATTTGTTGTTTAGGTACTAAATATCTTTGTTTTTTTCTAGCAATCATATGCTGAATAAAAAGAGAAATATTATTTTCTACAACTGTCCAAGCATTGTACCATTCAATGACTAATTCAAGCCTTTCATGCGTTTTATTAATATCATCAAATCTACCACACCAGGCAGCTACTATTTTGTCTTTTTCAAGAAACTGTTCTACATCTCCTGATACAGTAGTTCTAGTTACTTCAGTAGCATTCTTATAAACAAATATACTACATAAAGAATCTGATGTTGTTGTCTTACCTTCTGATACAGGATCAATAGATGCATAGTATGCTCCAAACTCAGGACTTTTTACAGGCCTTTCCCAAACAACTACAGTTCCAGTTTTATCTGTTTGTTTTTTATCTACTGGAAATCTAGTTATTGGCAACTTGTTTGTTCTTTTTGCAAAGATCCCTTTTTCATTTCTATCTAATTCAATAAGTTCATAAGGGTATTCTTTTTCCTCAATCCTTTTTTGTTGTCTACTTAAAATGCCTTGTGGAAATATAGATGCTTTTCTATATG